GAGGCGGGAGTGATGCGAATACATTTGAAGTGCTTAATTTTGGACAAGATGGAACTTTTGCAGGAAATAAAACAGCACAAGGAAATGCAGATGGTAATGGCTATGGGGATTTTTATTATGATCCTCCAGCAGGATTTTTAGCATTATGTTCTGGCAATTTACCAACAGCAGATGCAGTAGACCCTGCACAGACTGATGATGATTTTCCGAAAAAATTATTTAACACATGGAGATATACTGGTGATGGTAGTGAAAGAACTATAGATACTTCTGCTCTTGGTAATGGTTTTGATGTGCAGTTTGATTTATTATTACCTCGATCAGATACTTATTCACAAGATCCTTATTGGTTAAATACATCCAGAGGATTATTTGGTGCTAGTTCTAATAATTTATATGTAAAATCAAATGGTACTGGAGCAGAAGCAACTTTACCTCAATACAATTTTAAATCACAAAGTGGTGCTGATTATGTTTTAACTGATGGCACATGGTTTAATTCTGGAGCAACTCCTGTGTTAAACTTTGGTTGGAGATTTAATGGAGGAACAACAAGTGCTAATACAGCAGGAGATATAGATTCCGCAGTACAAGTCGATCCTAGTGGTTGTATGTCTATAGTTACCTATACAGGAACTTTATCAGGTTCAGGAGTAGAAACAGTAGGACATGGTTTATCTTCAGCTCCTTCTTATATTATAACTAAAGTATTAGGACAAGCAGGCAACTGGTGGGTATTTTCAAGTGGACAAACTAGCTGGAATTATGGGATGAATTTAAATGATGGTGGTGCTTCAACAGATAAGTCTGGTAATGGTTCTATGTCTGCTCCTACTGCTACTGTGTTCAGCACTAATTGGACAGATGGTTTAAATGATGAACAAGGAAATATTGCCTATTGTTTTGCAGATTGTGAAGGCTGGATAAAATCAGGCTCATATATTGGAAATGCCGATACAGATGGGACTTTTGTCTATCTTGGCTTTAAACCTGCATGGCTTATGGTAAAATATGTAGGGACTGGAGAATCATGGGTTGTATCAAATAATCTTAGAAGCCCATATAATCCTGTAGAAAGAAATATTAGAATGAATAGTAGTAATGCAGAATCCGATAGTTCTACATTTGCTATTGATTATTTAAGTAATGGATTTAAGGCACGAACAACTTGGGAAGGTTATAATGGAAGTGGATATAATATTGTATACTTAGCCTTTGCAGAAAATCCATTTCAATACGCAACAGCAAGATAAAGGAGAAAAACAATGTGGGCTTTACTAGACGATTCAGACAACATAACAAATGTGTATGGTACTTTGCCATCTAAAATAACTATAAACAACCGGAACTATGATAAAGCGGAATTATCAGCTATGTCTAGTTCTGATAAATTAGCCATAAAACTATATGAAGTTACACCAGCTGCCGGATTTAATGAGAATTATTATATTTCTAATGATCCTACTTATGCTAAAAGTGGCGATAAAGTAGCAGAAACTATTACCAAAGCAGCGGATAGAAAATTAGCTGATGAAGATGCTAAAGATGAAGAAGGCAATCAACTTTTAAATGATGATGGTTCTAAAGTTATTAACTATGGTTTAAAAACTAAAGCAAAAGAAAAAGCCACGACGCAAGCAAGTGGGTTATTAAAAGGATTTGGTTGGCTAATACAGAGAAAAGTTACAGCAGAGACAGCCATCCCTTCAGATGTGGTTACATTTATGGCATCAATTCGTACCGACCATAAAGCGATATGTGATGCCATAGATGGAGCTAGTGATATGGATGCTTTTATTGCATTACACAATGACACTTATAAAGGTGATGGCTCAGTAGATGTTGTGGCTCGAGTTAATCGTTGGACTTCGGATAAAGATGTAAAGCAACATAGGAGATAAAAGTGCCTCTCGCTAAGATCGTATTTAAACCTGGCGTTAATCGTGAAACGACTTCTTATGGGGCTGAAAATGGATGGTATGATTCTGACCTTATTCGATTCCGTAAAGGTCGCCCAGAGAAAATGGGTGGTTGGTCACGGTTAAGTAGCACGGCTTTTGAAGGAACGGGACGTTCTCTCCATGTATGGGCCGCTTTAGATGCCTCTAAGTACATGGGTCTTGGAACCGAATATAAATTTTATGTTGAAGAAGGAGGAGCATATAATGATATCACTCCTGTTCGTAAAACAGTTACATTAGCAACAAATCCTTTTACAACGGATGGTGCTGGTTCTGGCATCATCACTGTTACAGATGTAGGTCATGGAGCGGTTGTTAATGATTTTGTGATATATAGTGCTGCCACTGCTTTTGACGGTTTGACAACCGCTGATCTTAATAAAGAGCAGCAAATTACCCAGGTTATTGATGCCAATTCCTATAAAGTGGACACGGGAGGAACCGCTAGTTCTGGCTCAACAGCTGGAGGGGGTTCTTCTATCTTGGCAGAGTACCAGATTAACACCGGCTTAAATACCGTGGTTTCTGGTTCTGGATTTGGAGCCGGATTTTGGGGAGGCGTGGTGGCAAGTTATTCGGCTACGACTTTAGCTTCTGGTATTAATGACTCTGTTACTTCTATTCCTTTGACCGATGCGAGTGACTTTGAGACCGCTTCGACGACTCTCGATGGTGATATTACCGTTTTTAGTGCTTCTATTGATTTGATTGATGCTTCTTCTTTTCCCGACATTGGCACTATTAAGATCAATAGTGAGTATATTCGTTACGGGACAAAAACAGATAATGCCTTGTCTGATCTTACTCGGAATTCCGATGGGTCAAGTATTGCTGGTCATACGAGTGGTGATACCGTTACTTTTGTTGGCCTTATTAATATTGAAGATGAACTTATTCTTTACACCGGAAAGACTACGAATACTCTGGATACAGGAGTTGTACGTTCAGCTCGTGGAACAACGAATGTTGCCCATTCCAGTGGAGTAATAGTCAAAGAAGCCAATGATTTTATAGCATGGGGAAAGGGTGCTTTGACAACCGCCTCAACAGGACAGAATATCCGTTTATGGTCCCAGGACAATTGGGGAGAAGACTTGGTTTTCAGTGTGTATGACGGAACACCGTATTATTGGGATAAAACCCTTGGTCTTACTGCTCGCGGAACGACGCTTGCTTCTCAAAGCGGATCTTCGGATGCGCCGACGATTACCAGGCGTGTTATGGTTTCCGGTGCGGATAGACATGTTGTAGCTTTTGCGTGTAATGCTCTAGGAGCCACCACGCAGGATTTATTAATGGTGCGTTGGTCTTCACAGGAAGCACCTTTTGATTGGACACCCACTGCTACTAATACTTCAGGGTCACAGCGTATTTCTTCTGGTTCCGAGATCATTGCTGCCCAGAAAACCCGCCAGGAAATCTTAATCTGGACGGATGCCAACCTGCACGCTATGCGTTTTGTTGGTCCTCCATTGACTTTTGGTTTTTCTTTACTAGCAAGTAATGTTTCTATTGTTGGTCCTAACACCGTTATCACCATAGGTGATCGTGTGTTTTGGATGGATAGAGAAAATTTCTATGTGTATAGTGGGCGTCTTGAAGTTATTCCTTGTACGGTATTGCGCTATGTCTTTGATGATATCAACCTTAACCAAAGCTTTAAGTTTTTTGCTGCTTCCAATCGCATGTTTGATGAAGTGTTCTGGTTCTATGTTTCTTCTGGTGCAACCGAGATTGACCGCTATGTAAAATTCAATTTTGCAGAAGCAACCTGGGACATAGGAACCATGGTAAGAACCGCTTGGGTAGATTATGGTATTCATGATAACCCCAGGGCGACGGGTGCTGCTGATGGTAATGAATATGTTTATATTCAGGAAACAGGAACCGATGCCGATGGAGAAGCCATGTCGTCTTATATCCAATCGGCTGATTTCGACTTAGGCGATGGAAATGAGTTTATGTTTATTAATAGGTTAATCCCTGATGTGGATTTAACCGGAACCGATGCTACTATTGATTATGTAGTAAAAACAAGGAATTATCCTGGAAGTTCTTTGAGTACAAACTCAACTAATGCTGTAACATCCACCACCGATCAGAACTTTTTAAGAGCGCGTTCTCGTCAGGCTGTTATTCGTATACAAAGCACAACAACAGATGTAGCATGGACACTAGGTGATTTACGCCTAGATGTGCGGCCAGATGGGAGACGCTAATGCCTTTTAAATCAAAGAAACAAGAAGATTATTTAAGAATTAACGAGCCTAAAGTTTATAAGAAATGGAAAAAACGATATAATAAAGGCGGTATAAAAGAAGATCGTAATGAATTTTCTAATTGGGTAAATCCAGATCAGGACTTCTCCACTTTTGAACTCGAGAAAACCATTAAGTCGGCGAAGGACTCGCCAACAGCGACAACACTTAATGTTTTTGGTAGACCTGTTACACTTACGGATAAGTCAACCCCTTTTAGTAAAAAGTTTATTGCGGAATCCGGATCAACGACACTGGTAGCAGAAAAATCTGATTGGGGCGACGCAGAAGCTTTAGTAAAACAGGAATTAGAGCTTCGTCCTGGAACTAGAGCTCAGGTACTCCATACGGTAGGTGAAGGAGGACGAGATGCCTCAGCCATACATCTACAAAGCCCACATGTGAACGCAGGACTACTTACCGATTGGAACAAAGACGATGCAGGGTATATAGAAGGAAAGATTACTACCGATTTAGGAAGATTCGAGGCAGGCCTATCAAGCAATTTTATGAAAGATGAAACAGGAAAGATTTTTTATAGGACACCAAATAGAAAGCTGGAATTCACAGGTTTTACGGATTTTGAAAACCTTCAACATGCTCTTGTTAAAGCAAAGGAGGGCGAATGGAGGCTTAATGCAGAGACTGATTTTGGACAAAACAAGGATGTAAGGCTGAGTTATAATAGACCAGATAAGGACGATATATTTAGGGATCTTTTTAGAAGAATGACCCTAGGGGCCAACAGGGGAAAAGAAGAAGGTTGGAGTGGTGAGTATCGTACCGATTTAGATGATACCGAAAACCTCGAAGTAGATTACACGCAGGGGCCTGTTACTTTTACAGGAGAAACTAATTTTGGTGGAGATGATTCTAGACAAAAACTTACCGTTGAAATTATGGAAGGGCCTATTACTATTACAGGAGTAGAGAACTTTGATGATTACGAAAGCTTAGGAGTAAAGTACAGCAAAGACAATCTTAGTTTTGGTGCAAAGACTAATTTTGATGGAAGTCCTTATGTGGATGCAAGTTATAATACCGATAATTTTAAGATAGGTGTAGGTAGCGATCTTCATGGAAAGAATGTTATAAGGGCCCAAGGATCATGGAAGTTTAATAAAGGTGGTATGGCAGGATGTCCTATGGACGGAGCGGTGATAAAGGGAGGCACAACGATTAAGCCTGATCGTTACACACATGGAAAAAGGAAGGTAAAAAATGGCAAAACTTCTACAACATAGCTTTGCCGATGCTCCTGAACCTTATGACGCGGT